TAGCGTAGATAGTCTTGAGAACTGGAACTTGCCAAACAGTTGTTCAATAGCACGAGCACGGTTAAGAGGATCAAGTGTATCAAGTGCCTGAGCAAAGCCAACTACTGTTGCTTTGATATCACCTTTATTTGCTTCAACAATTCCTTTTATGTTGACTCCAAGGTCTCCAAGGAATGCGCTTGCTTTTGCAGATGGATTAATCAAAGATGCAAGACCAGATTTGAGTGCGTTAGCACCTTCTGATGCGTTAATACCACCTTCCTTCATTGCTGTAAGGAAGAATGCAAGATCTTCTACATCTCCACCAAGTTGCTGAACAACTGGGCCAGCCTTTGGAATTGCTACTGTTAAATCTTCAATAGAAACAACAGTCTGGTTTTCAACTGCGTTAAGGAAGTCAATCTTTTTAGCAAGATCTGATGCTGCCACTCCAAATGCATTGGTTACTGAAATTGTTGTCTCTAATGCCTGTGTTTGTTCTACTCCACCAAGTACCGCAAGCCTTGTTGCCTGCACAACTTGGGCTGTCAACTCCGCACCCATCTTACCCATTGCTGCTGCATCTGCTGCCATCTTCATTGTGTCTTCTACTGCAACACCATACTTGGTATACTCTTTTGCAAGAATCTGAATCTGCTTAACCATTGCATCGGTTTCTTCTTGTGTTGTAAACATCTCTCCGTATACACGTTTGAATCTAATTGCCTGCTCTTCAAGTTTCATGAATGTTTTTGAAGCAGTAACACCGAGCATTGCAAGTGGAACTGTAAATCCTACCATCAACTGACGGCCAGCCCACTGAGTATTCTTACCAAAATTTAAAAGGTTGGTTGATCCTTGCTTTAGTAATTGATTAAGCAGTTGCTGTCTTTGTGCTGCTATGGCTGTCTGCGTACCCAGGTTTTTCATATCAAGCGTTAAAGGTCTTACCGCAATTGCTTGTAAAGCACCATTTGCACCACGGCCCATTTTTATATACTGAGTCTGTATGTCTTTTACACGCTCTCGTGCAACTTTATTTAATGTCTCAAACTCAGACTTAAATAACCTACCAAAAGTTTTTGTTGCAGCACCAGTATATCTAAAATATTCTCTTGAGGTTAATTTATTTTTTTCTAAAGCATTAGTAAAAGACTCTGTACTTGATGTTACTGTTCGCATCGATGCTTGGAATTGTCCAGCAGCATTGATGCTGTTCATTAAATTTTGTGCTTGATTTGCTGCTACTGCTGCTGCTGCAGTACCAGACTTTGACATCTGTGTATGGAAGGCTGATACTTGACGTTGGAGAAGTTTTAAACTTGCTAAAGCATCAGACGTATCAATATTTACATGAATATTGGATTCTACATCAGCCATCCATTAACACCTCTTTATTTAATTATTTACAAGATTGCCTAGAAGTGAAGCGTCGGAAAGTTTGATTCCTGATGCTTCTTCAACAATTTTGTATACAGTTGGAAGATCTAGGTTTTCTTCTAGGGCTTCCTTGTCTTCTGCCAATTCTGGCTTGTATTGCTTCATTGCGATTTGGACACAGTCCATTAGCAAGTCCATAGATTTTTCGTTATCTTCTGCGACCTTTGCAATATCTTCAAACTTCTTCATAAACGGACGAAGTAGAGAAATCTTAAGTGGTCTGACTTTTACCTTGGTGCCATCAATCAGTGTTACTGTCTTTTCTTCAGTGGCGATTGCCATTTATTCCTCCTTATAAGGTTTAGTAAAGTATACCATAAATCAGGCTTATTTTTTTGTTATTCGTAAACCTCATAATCAAGGCCCATACCAATACCAAAACCTACTCTTTCTGCATTCATTCCTTGTAAAGCCAAAATATCATTGCCATCTCCTGTTGAGCCTTTACTAAATACTCTAGCCTTCATATCTTCCCATTCATTACCGCTACCCGAATTCTTATCTAGATCTACACCCTGCATAGCAGCAGCAAATTTTTTATCGCTATAGTCTAACTCTCTTTTTATTTTTAGTGTCGCTGTTAATTCTTGCATAGACATTGATGATTCTAACTGGTCATAGTCTTTCCATATACCGATTAAAAAAACTTCTGACTCTAGTTTTGCTAAATCTAAAGTATCCCACGAAGATCCGCTATCAACTGCCTGATCTTTAACAGTGTCTTCTGATTTTGCATTAATTTTAATTCCTGCTGCTACATCAATTATTTCATAGATTGTTGGTAAGTCTAGGCTATCTTCTAGGTCTTCTATTGTTTTTATTGATGGACAATACTGTTGCATTGCAACAAGTGCACATTTAGCCAGAACTGCAATTGATTCGTCATCAGTTTTTGCTTCTTTTATTGTTTCAAAAGTTTCTAAAAATTCCCTTAAATATTTAATTTTTAATGGCGCAGCAATAACTACTCTGTCGTCTACTAATGATATTTTTTTAGTGTCGTATATTTTTGTTGCCATTATACAAGTATACCAAACAGAAAGACCCAACCCACTAAAGGGTTGGGCCAACTGTATTATTAAGTTGTATTATGCTAGTGAGCGGTCTACGATTTTACCATATGATGCATCATCGTTTGGAAGAAGGCGGAATGATACTTCAAACATTGAAGCCTCATCACGCTTTGCTGATACTGAAACATTCTCAATTGAGAGTGCACGGTATGCAACATAAATTCTTTCCTTTGGATCTAGAGAAGAACCAGAACCTGGTCCTACTGCGACAAGTCCACGCTCTAGTGGAACGTCACCAATATCTCCTGCAGACATAGTGAGTGTTTGAAGACCCGATGCTTCTGCTGGAAGATCTGTATTCTTTCCTGCAATTGCTACTAGAAGATTTTCTAGTGTTGCCTCTGCGAAAGATGTATTTAGATTAACTGTCATACCCTGCTTGAATAAACGAGCAACGTCGAGAAGTTGATCTACTGCTACATCACCAAAGTCTGGCTGGAATGCGAGTTCCAAACCATTTGATGTGTATCCTATATTTGTGTAATCTTCATCAAGTGACAAAGTGTCCTTATAGGAAGTTGCGGATGCTGTGAGTACTGGAAGATCTGTTGCTGCTTTAGCATTAGTAACTTTTCCAGTTGCTTCTACATATCCGATTGGGCCTGCATCATGCGTAAATAGTGCTGCTGCACCTACGATAATGTTACTACTTGAACCACGGCTGTATGCCATATATTTCACCTCTTTCATTTTTATTAAAAGGGGGTTGTTTCCTCACCTTAATTATAACACTGTTTATTAAGAGTTTATGGGGTGCCAGTCATAGTCGATAATTATCTTGTTCCCCGCATAAGTACGTGCTGTTGCAAAGTCAACAATGTCTCGTGTTTCTTCTAACTGGTATATCTTAAAATTATGGAAAAATACAGGCTTAGATTCTATAGTCTCATAGTCTAGGTTTGCTGTGGCCCACTCATTTAGATCTTTTGCTGAGTCATCTCCATTATCCAAAAGGTCACTTACCTGCTGCTGGGTTATGACCATATTCTTTTGTGCGTCATCACCTACTGAATAAAAATAATATAGTAACTGCTCACACTTGATGTATGGGAATGGAGTCCTTCTCATTTTAAACATTCTGTCATATACTCCAAATACACCATTACTTTGTGGAAATGTTTCGGTTAATGAATCAATTTCTGTTGGCAGTGTTGGGAAGAAATATGTTGTTCCTTGAGCATTAAATGCAGGATCTATTTTTGCTGCTAAGTACGCATTAATAATTGTAGGTGGGTGATGAATTACTGCAGCCATTATGCACCCATCCCAGCGTTAGCAATCCAGCGATATCCAGTTGATAGTCCCTTTGCTTTACCCATTTTTTTGCCTGCTGGCATATCTTTTTTATATACCTGTGGGTTTTCAAGATATCTTGCTACACCACTTGTTCTTAAAAATGCTTGTGAAAAATACTTATTAAAAAACATATCAAAGGCTTTTTCAAAACCTCCCTCTACTTCTGTTCCTCCAGGATTCATAACCTGAACTGGGCCTCTAGTAAAAATAGTTTCACCGTTATCATCAAAGGCTAAAACTTGTGCAACCTTTGGTCTAATTGTAACTGGAATGCCGTATTCCATAATCCTTGCTTTATCATAAAATGGTGTTCGTGAACCATCTTTGATAGATGTAGACTGGCTAAATGATGATCTAAAAGATAATCCTAGATTGCTTGTTGTATACGAAATATCATAAAGTCTTGCATCTGGGCTTCCAACCATAGTCCATTCGTAAACATGGTGTAGCATCTGAGGGTTAACTCGTGCATTTGAATCTATAAACTCTTTCATTACCTCTACAGTTTCCATTCCAAGAGTTTTTAAAAATACAGTCTTTCCTCTTTGAACGCCTTCTAAAAATCCTATAGAATAGTTAACAATATTATTCATATCTTTTTTAAATTGATTTGAGTTAAATTTTGTTATCATACATCACCTGACTGATTCTCTGATCTTCTGATTACCAACTTGTAAGATTCAATAGAGCCAAATGGTCCAGTAAATGGTTCATAAGTTGCCACTTCAAATAATGTTCCCTTGCCAGATCTGGGTCCTGAAGTCTCCATGTATATAAGATTACCCTCTTGATCTTTTATATCAGAAATTAATATATTTGTTAAAGCATTTCTGCTATCCAACAAAGAAATTCTAATGTCAGATCTTATTCTTCCAACTAGAATTGAGTTTTGTGTAATATTTACATTTGGCTTTACTTCTTCTTTAAATGCTGACCCACCTGAAGAAAAACTACAGGCAAATACTCTATCTAAAACCCATTTCTTTTTTATTGCTCCAAAGTCTCCTTGCTCAACTATTGGATGATATACAGATGCCTGCATTGGAAACATAAAATCTGGGCTCTCACAAACTGTCATTACAATACCCCAATTTTTGTAATAGACTTAGAGTACTTTGAAAGTATCTTGTCTACAATTATGTTTCCTGTTCCTTCGAAAAGACCTTTATCAAATTGAATTCTATATTGATCTGTGTTGTAAGAAGAAATGAATCTCTTGTAATAATCTAACTTACCACACTCTATATCATGAATAAGCATTTCTGTTGCTCTGGTTATGTCTGTTGGTACAGAAATATATCCACATTCAACTTCAATCCTATAGTCCCAGGTGTGTGCAAAACCTCTATATACAAACAAAGGATTTAGAGAGTCGGATGATGCTGCTGGCAGTACCAAAGGAGCAGATTCAACACGATTAACATTTTCTGTAGAAGACTGGACTATTGCTGATTTGTCAGATATTATTTCATATGTTCTATCTTCTACTAGTTTATTATTTTCATATACCGACAAAATTTTCTTAACATCATCCCAGACTGGGACATAGTCGGATCCATTTCCTGTAAAATTTAAAACTTTTCTTTTATAGTAAAACCCTTCTGGAACAATAGAGTCAATTATTGCTCTTGCCAACTCTTCATTTTTTGCATATTCTCCAATGTCAGAAGCAGTTGTTGCATTGTCTGATGGGTTTGAATATGGCCTAACCACTTCATAAAACTCAGAGTGTATTACTTCTTCATCTTCATTTAAAACTGTTAGTTCGTAATTAGAATCATATCTTCCATTTAGAGTTGTTGAGATTACCTGTCCACTTACTTTATTTAAAAATTCATTATGAGAAAATGAAAGATCCGCCATATCATACAAATACATTTTAAAATCTGTTGCTACAGGGTAACCTGCAGGAATAGTAAAATTAATTGTAGTGTCTGAGTATGGCGGAACTCTCAATATTTTCATTATAGATTACCGAAAGCCTGTTCTACTTCTTCTTGTGTAGCCGAACGAATATGATCACGAGTTAACCACTTGTCTGCATCAGACTTTGAAACTACGTTATATCCCTTATAAACTACTCCAACTTCTGGCCATCTGACATTGCTTGTTGAAAACAATGCCACCTTATTGCCCAAGTCTGTAGAAGAAACAGCATCAACCTTTGGACCATCTGCTGCCATTGAACCAATAGCGCCTGTTTCCGTAAATCCTAATGCCTGAACTGGATCTTCTGCAACCTGTGGCTCAACATGTATCTCAATTGGTGCTTCAACTGGTGTATCACTTGGTTGTTCCATTGAGTATTCAGTATCTTCATTGTTTGATGAATCTTGTTCATCAAATTCAAAATTATTTTCCATTTTTATCCTCCTTGTTTTTATTATATCATTAAAGTATTAAGGGGGACAGGAGAGTGAACTCCCGCCCCCCATTAAAGGTACTGTTTACAGATTATGCATCTGAAGCAGCGTCAGCGAATGCAACTGCATCCTCTTCTTCCCATTGAATACCAAAGCGGACGAATACTGTGTATTCGATTGTATCCTTCTTTGCTACGTACTCACGGTTTACAGTGATATCGCGCTGGAATCCCCATACACGGTTTGCTGGGAATGTCAAGTCGACATATCCTGCAGGGTAGTAAGGAACTTCCTGAACGTCAATTCCTAGAACACGAGTTGTACGTGCTCCACCGAATGTCTGTCCCATACCATCAAGGTATGACTGGCGGTTTGACTGTGTGCTTCCGACAGATTGTCCTGCAAGTGCTTCTGCTACTGCATCAGCGAGTGTACCGTTATGCTTAACGATTCCGCCGAATACATCTGTACCTGCATAGAACTTAAGGTTATTCTTAAGTGCACGGTACTTGCGTGGCATTGCTGTGATGATGTCTTGCATTACATCAGGTGTCCAAGCATTGTCTGCTACGGTTACTACTGACTCATGTGCATCTCCGTTTGTCTTTACCTTCTTGATAAAGCCTGGCATGATTGACAAGAATGCTCCTGTTGCACCATCACCATTGATAGCGAGATCTTCGATA